ATTCAGCAACTGGTAAGGCAGATGTGGCTCTAAAAGGAGAGATCGCAAACCTAACACAAAAATTTACTGAGAGAATGGATGCTATTGAAGTTTCTAATAAAAAGAGATTTGAAGCATCTAAAATAGAAGATAAATCATTCGGTGGTAACTTAACAAAAGCTATCAAAGAGGGTGCTTTAGATTCAATGAGAAATGGCGGAACTAGATCATCAGCATTTGAAATAAAAGCTGATATGACTGTTGCTGCTGACTTTACTGGGGATGTAATTCCACCACAAAGAGTACCAGGATATAAGTTTGATCCTACAACACCACAGAATTTAAGACAAATAATCCCAGTTGGTTCAACTAACTCTGATGTCATTAAATATGTAAAAGAGAGTGGTTATTCAAATGGAGCTGCGGCTGCGGCTGAGGGTGCAACACTTGCACAATCAGATTTTGATATGACTGCTGTTGATGCTAATGTTAGAAAAATTGGAACGTATTTAAGAATCTCTGATGAGATGCTTGCAGACACTCCACAAATTACTAGCTATTTATCAGCAAGAGTACCAGCTAAATTAATGGAAATTGAAGATGACCAAATTTTAGGTGGTAATGGATCAGCTCCAAATTTAGATGGATTTTATAATTCATCATCTGACTTTGATGTTTCAAGTAATGGTAAATTTTACCAATCAGTTGAATCAGCAAATGAATTTGATGTATTAGTAGCAGCTTTAAACCAGTTACAAATTTCTAACTACAAAGCTGATTACATCATGTTAAACCCAACTGATTTCCACAAGATCTTATTATTAAAAGATAGCACTAACAACTATCTTAAAGATCAAGTATATCAAGGGTTACAACCTAATTTCTTAGGTGTGCCGATCGCTGTAAATAACGAAGTAAATCCAGGAACATTTTTTGTTGGAAACTTTGGACAATCAGCTCAATTATGGGTTAGAGATAACGTATCTGTTGAGTTCTTTAGCGAGGATGGAACTAACGTAAGAGATGGATTTATTACTGTTAGAGTAAAGGAGAGAGTTGCATTAGCTACTTATCTTCCAAATGGAATTATAAACGGAACATTCAGTACTGCAAAAGCAGCACTTGAAACTCCATAATAACAACCATTATTATAGTAAAAGAGGGGTATTTATTACCCCTTTTTTTATGGAGTAAAGTGAAATAATAATAAAATAAAATGAAAATATATTTTGTATTTAAAAATATTCTTTTATATTTGTGTAAACAAAATTATTATTACAATGGCAAAATTTAGAAATATTAGAAGATGTTTTACAGAACAAGAAATATCTGATCAGTGGTTTATAATGGAAAATGCATTATTAGAGTGTTCAATACAAGAAAATTTATCTTTGGATGACATAATGATTTTTGCATCACCAACAAGAAAAGGAATGTATTACATAATTGACAGATGTGATAATCCATTAAAAGATGGACCTAAGACATGGTTTGCAAAAAAATTTAAATAAAAACAATGGGGGTGTTAAAACCCCCTATATATTTATGAAAATAATCTACTATAATAAAATAAAAAAACAAGCATTACAAATGCCAAAATCATTTAGGCAATTAATGTTATTTGAATTATCTAAATCACTTATAAAACCCACTAAAGAAGATGTATAAAAAATTCCTTAAACAAGATCCTAACAACTGGAAATGGCTCATTGCTATTCATGTAGTTGTTTATTCAATAATGTTAATCTTAATGTTAGACATATAATGGCAAATGGTAATTTAAAATTAAAAGATGCATTTCAATTGGCTATGGCTGATATGACTGAGGTTTTATGTTTAGAAGCTCCAAAATTAATACATAGTGTTGAAAGGAGTTTAGAGATAGGTTTTGAATATAAAGTTTTATATAGCTGGGTTGATTGGTGGAATCCAGTCGGTGTTTCTTATTTAAACACTAAAGAACAAAGACAGTTAAATAGTAAGCTAGGTATTAATAAAAGTAAAGGAATAATAAATTGGTATAAAAATTAAAAAGGGGATCGACAAAACAATCAAGGCGGATAGCTATAAGGTGTACAACTTTTAACCGCTGCAACGGAGCAAGAGAGCCAGCACAGATCCCCTTAATTTAAAAAGAAATTATGAGCTATAATAAAAACAAGTTTGAGCATAACTTAAAAAAAGCTAAAAGACAAAATAAAGATGAAAGGTTTCTACTAAATAATATTTTTAGTGGGTATTCAAAAACTTTAATTGAAATATGTAACCCTAACATTAAAAAAGATGAATAAACACTTTGTAAAGCATTTTTTAGGCGGTTTGCTGCTGTTTCTGGCATTTAGGGTTATGATTATGTCAAGTGATTTATTAACAGCTGTTATACTAGGTGTTTTGGGTATTTCAGTATTAAACAATAAATTAGATGATGAGTAGTAAAAAAATTGCTGTAATGGACCTAGATACTATTGTTAGCAGCTCAATTGACAAAGATATATTTAATAAGCTGCCAGTAACTAAAAGATTAAGAATATTCCATCATGCAAATGAGATAATAAAAATAGTGCAATCACATCCTTTGTAATTATATAATTTTGTTTTGTTTAAATCTGTGGTTGTTAAAAAGCCAGTTGTTAGTTCAGCTGGTTTTTTTTTATATTATAGCCATGAATCATAACCAAAAGGGTTGTTTTGCTGAATATCATTTTGCATCAACAGCAATTGCTTTAGGTTATAATGTTTCAATGCCCTTGCTTAGTGCAAGTTATTATGATTGCATACTTGAAAAAAATGGCAAGCTCTTTAAGATTCAAATTAAATATTTAGGCAAAGATAGGACACTAAGAAAAAACAGCATACAGATTACATTAAGGCGAACTGGATTGCCATCTTATGAAAAAAAATATGTTGATTATTTTGCATTATGGGATGAAAGGAATAATGGTTTTTTTATAATACCCAATTTAGGACAAACAAGTTTAAAATTAAATCCAAATGGAAAGTATAAAGAAAATTTTAATAACTTTGCACTGATTTCATAAATAAACTAAGAGTGTTGCTGGTTAAAAACTAGTGGCACTTTTTTTTTATCTTTGTGTAAAATAATTATTATGAAAATAAAATTACTTGTTGAGATCTTTAAGGATGGTAAAATGTATGCTGAGGGTGAAACAATGAATGTTGATGATCACAAAGCAGAAAGCTGGATTGCTAAAAAATGGTGTAAATCTATTAGCATTAAAGAAGCAAAACCAAAAAAAGAAACTAAGGAATTAAAAATAGATTCTAAAGAAACAAAAGATGAGGCAAATTAAAATAAACTCAACCACTGGATCAGAGATTGTAAACACTGCTGATTTAAAACTATTTTCGAGAATAGACACAACAGCAGATGATGCTATATTAGCCAGAATGATAACACAAGCTAGAATATGGTGTGAAAATTATATATCTAGAGATATTGTTGCTAAAAATAGATCTTATTATTTAGATGAAACAGAGGGTATATTTAGTATTCCATTTGGACCAGTATCATCAATTACAAGTATTGTTGCTGATGGTGTTGCTGTTACACATACAAACATAGGTTTAGATAAAGAAACAATTGAATTAGATAATGGTTATGCTAAAAAAGTTACTGTTGTTTATATTACTGAGGGTTTAAATGATTCTTTATTGCAACAAGCAGTATTACAATTAGCTGCTACATATTACGAAAACAGAACTGATTTTATTACTGGTAGTATAACATCAGAAATTCCAACAGATACAAGAGATATTTTAAATTCATATAAATCAATGTTTTTATAATGAATCCTGGTAAATTAAACAGCAGAATAGTAATTAAAAGAATTGTTAAATCAGATGATGGTTATGGTGGTTTCACAAATACTATAAGTGTTTACAATACAATCTGGGGTGATGTAAAACAAATTAGTGGTAAAAGAGAAAGTGATAATGGTCAAAGAAGCACTAAAACAATGGTTGAGATAATATGCAGAGCAGATACTATTGAAGCTATAAGCACAAGTGTAGGTGATGATTGGATTTTCCAAATTGAGGGGAACAGTGATACATATAGAATAGATGACTTATTTCAAAGTGAGTTAAAATATTTCACTAAAATAATAGGTACTAAAATTGAATAATGTCAATAGTTAATGTTAAAATAAATCAACAAGATATGAAGCTCTTAGCAAGTAAAATTAAGGAGCTAAAAAAAGTGTCTAAACAAGATTTAGCTAAAAATATTAGTCATATTGCAATGAGTATAGCAAATGAGGCGGCACAAAAAGCACCATCAGCTGAATTTATGGGCGGTACTTTAAAACAAAATATTGGTAGTGTTGCAAAGGGAACTGAAGCTATTATATTTGCAAAAACTAATTATGCTGCTTATCAAGAATTTGGAACTGGCAGATTTGTAGATGTTTCCGAGGCAACTCAACTTGGGATCCCAGCATCAGAAATAAAAAGATTATATAAGGGAAAAGGCAAAAGAAAAGTTAATATATCGCCTCAACCCTACTTTTTTCCAGCAGTTAGAAAAGGATTAAAAAAATTATTAGAAAATATTAAAAAAGATTTAAAAAAAGCTACAAAGTGAAAGATCCAATTAAATACATAAGATTAAAAATTATAGCTGCATTAGATGGCAATGTAACATCTGGTGGTTCTGATATTCTTATTTATAATAGAGTGCCATCACAAGCAAGTTATCCATTTATTAGAGTTTATAGTGTATCAACTAATGCTGTTGACACGAATCAAACAAAATATAATGTTGAGTGTATTACAAGAATTGAAGTAGTTACTAGATTTGATGGTGATAGTGGTGGTGAATTAACAGTAAATGATATTATGAATCAAATAACAAGTTTATTAGTTTCTAAAAACCAAAGTAGTTTTAATCTTAGTACATATAATTTTAATTGTTATACTAGCGAAAATGCTGGTGTAACTTATTTGCAAGATGATAAATCAGATCACACATATTTTAGAGCTATATTAGAATTATCAAATAAAATAGAACAATTGACATAAAATGGGATATACAGATATGAAATTATATATGATGAATACTTTTGCACTAGGAATTTCATTGACTAACATTGAGGTTACTTTAAGAATTATATTACTACTAGCTACAATAATTTATACAATACAAAAAATAAAAAAGAATAAAAATGAGTAAAGAATTAAATGAAGATACTAGCTTAAATATTAGTATAAAAACATTGATAGCTATTGG